CAGCTCAGCATTGGCTTTTTCAAGTTCAGCTAAACGTGCAGCGGCACCATCTGCCTTAGGTTCTTCCGGCTCTTGATATTCTTCAATAGCCCCAGATGCTAAAAGGGCCTGAAGTTGTTTAGCTTCAAGCCCTTTGATTTCATCACCTGGCATAAAATGCCCGATGGATTGTTTTGCTGTGTACTTCGGCATGTCTTGCTCCTTATAGAGTGATAAAGCCAGTACCACCAACGACACCGTTCTTATTAGACGGCACAACCAGTGGAGCAGATTCAGTCATCAGCATAATGCCGCTTGGATCTTCACAGTACCACTGACGGTCAAAGTATTGCTGAGCAACGCCGTTGGCCAACATGTTTTTAATCTTACAGTGAGCTACCGAACCATTGGTATCAGAGATCAGTGAGAAGTAATCCTTAGGAATAAAGCGCTTCACTTGACCTTTGTTACGGTAAGTTGCGTCATATACCCAGAATTCGATTCCATCAAAGGTTCCTTTGAAGGTTGCTGATTCTTTTACACCAAAGCTTGGATTCACTGGAACAGAAATACCCGCATATGGCGTGATGAATTCTTTTTTGAATTCTTCATTGTTCCAGAGAGCCGCCCAAACCAAGCCAGACATAACAGACAGCTTAGCTTCACCACCATCAGCAGCCAATTGACGTTCAAGCATGGTGCGAATATCCGTTACTGGCTTGGCACCCGCTTCATTCCATTTGACCAACGGCGTATATGTCAAAGACGCATCACGACGGTAATCCACCAGGTTGTATTCATAATCATCTGAATGCAGCAGGTATTGACCATTTTTTAGAAGATTAATGGCCATCATCAGAACCGAGTTATCAATCGCATCATGGTTGCGTTTCATAACAGCGATTTGAGCAATTACCATTTTTTCCTGGTCAGAGAGCTGCTGGTTACCGGTAGAGATAATGCCCGCTGTACGCAGACGTTCCAGCAAAGCAAGCTCAAAGGTTTCTGCAGGTGTTACCTGA